CACATTTGAAATATCTGCTAGAGTTGCGGCGTATAGAGCGGTTAAAGCTGATAACTTAGCTAAAGGTATGAGCGAAAAAGCAGCTGTACTTGATGCTACTCAATATGCAAAAGGATTAGCTAACTTCGAACAAGTTGGTGAGTGGGGTAGAGGTATGGGAGCATGGTTTATGTTCTTTAGACCGTCAGCTACTGGTGCAGTCAGAGCTTTAGATGCTATTACTCCAGCTTTACAAAGCATTCCTGGGTTAGGTGGTATGGAGGAGGCTATAAACAGTTTACCTAAAGATATACGAGAAAACCCTGAAGCCGTAGAAGAATTCAAAAGAAATTATAAAAAACGAAGAACAAGTGCAATGATTACTGTTGCAGTTTCTATGGGTATAGGTTACATGGCGTATGCGATGTCATACATGATGTCTGGTGATGATGACGAAGAAAGAAATAAAGTAGCTACAGATGACCCAGAACGTTGGACTAGATTTGCGCGTTTTGATATAGGTGAAGATAAAGTATTACAAATTCCTTGGGGTTTTGGTCTTGGTGGGTTTGCAGCTATAGGAGCTCAGATGGCAGCGTTATCTATGTCAGAATATTCCGACCCTAAAAATATTTTTGGTAACATGGTTAACATAACCTTAGATTCATTCTTACCATTACCAGTATCTCGTATGAACGTAGCTGAGAATACAGGCATGTATATGATTGACAGTATTACACCATCAGCATTACGTCCCGTCATAGAATATCAAATGAACATGAATTCTTTTGGTTATGCTATTTATAATAATAGACAAACAAGATATGGTAATGCATACACGGGCGGTGATAACATACCACAAATGTATAAAGACACGTCAGAGTTTTTAAATGAAATATCAGACGGAGAATTAGATATGAGTCCTAATGTATTATACTTTTTTGCTAACAATTATTTTGATGGTTGGCTTAGAATGCTTCACAGTTTAAGAGAAACTGATTTAGCTATATCTGGTAGAGGTCCTCGTGATTTAGACTCTTTAACTAGAGCTACTATGGTATTAGATAGTTTTGTAGCTAAACGTTCTAATGTTGACGCAAGAGAATTTGCTAATGCAGAAAAAGAAATAAAAAATAAAGAAAGAAAATTAACTCAAGCACAAATATCTGGAACAGATAGATATTTTGATTATTTAGATAAAAACCCTATGGACCCATTAATAATAAACTCATATAAAGCAATAAAAAGTAAAGAGTTAGATAAATTACGTGCTCAGAAAAATGAAATTAGAAGAGACCCAAGCTACACTCCTGCAGAGAAAAAAGAACAACTAGAGGATTTAGCTTTTAAAGAAAATGCAATCAAACGTAAAATAATGTATATGTATAACTCTTATATTGACGAAGAAACAGAGTATTAATCTACTCTCCAAACACGGATGCCTAGGTGTCCTTCTTTTGTAGCAACATAACACTTAACTTTAATACCAACTCTTTTGGCACCGCAGTCAGCAGCATACATGAGGGGGGACGGCTTCAATGTAGGTATAAAGAAACTATCCCCTATGTTCATGTTTTCAAATGGAAATATCCAATCAGGCTCCGTCGTTAGACTCAAGTCGTTGTTCCTCTAGTAAGTCTTTTAAGAACTTGGTTGTATCTATTTCAATCGCAGTCACCGGGCTAAAGCCTGTAGCAGGTTTCCACCCTGTACCCATACGAAGTTTTCTATCCTGAATCTTGTAACCTTTTTCTTTCATCTGGAACATAAACTCGCTGGTGCTGACACCGTTCTCCGTTAGATATTGTCTAAAGTGTTTCTTCTCTAGATATATCTTTTCATTGTCTAGTTCAGCTCTGATGACTAAGTTAGCACGAGGTTCCATAGTAATCTTGTTACCTGTTTCGATAGCAAGGATACCAGTTTGATGTGCGTTGATATACTCACCAAGCACACTCTCGTAATCTACACTGTTAACTCTGATGACATGGTCTCTGATATGTATCATCTCTGTAACTATTGCACGATATATACTATCTAAATTTAAGTCTACGATGTCATGTTCTACAGCTATTTCACCTGCAGTAAAAGTTGCAGATATTAAACTTTCATAGAATCTATAGACAGTATCATCGCCAAAGTCACGCTTGAATTTATCAGCCCATCTGGTTAACTTCTCGTTCAACTCATCTTCACTATATTTAAATAGTGATTGAACAAAGTCTGGACCTGCCCAACCATAGTGATGTAAGAAAGTATTAAATATCTCTCTAGCTATGTTAGGGTTTTCTGCAAAGACTTTTGGTTTACGCATGGTTAACTCAATCAACCTAGCAACTTCACCGTTAGGGTCTTTCTTCAACGTAGCTAACTTATCATACAGTGAATGATTTGTAGTAAACACAGCAATGAGAGATGCTGCCATCTCATGCTCACGTTCAGCATTAACTGATGCTTGCATACGTATCTTAGATTTACCTTGTGATATCTTGTGTACTAACTGTGATAGTGTTCTACTGTGAATATTACCTACCTCATCTAATCCAAAAGGTAAGTTGTGTAGACCTAAGTAACGACCTGTCATACCATTCTCAGTAGCTTCTAATACAGATAAGTCTTTAGCATTACCCCATATACTTAGATTAGCATATAGAGAACCTGTTTTAGCTGCACCTGAATCACCGACTAACGATATAGTTACACCGCTTGTTGGAGTAAAGTCCATTAAGATAGAACCAAACCCAGCTAGCATTGTGAATGCATGTAGTTCTAGTCCTGGTGAATTAAGTTTGTTAGCTGCTTCTTTCCATTTAGCATACTCACCATGTTGGCTAAGATGTTTAGCTATACCTCTACATAGTGGTGATGTTGGGCTGTTAAGTAGCTCACCTTTTCTGTTTATTTCTTTGTTGCCTATAACAAAAGCATCTTTGTCAGGCGTCCATCCCATTTGCATACGCATTACCTCCGCTCTTTCGCGGGCAATTAAATATTGCCCCCATTCGTAAATATAACTCATAATATATTTTCCTTGTTGATTGTTAGGATTATATAGTATCCCTACACTTGTCAATGCCTCTTTAAATCGTTCTATTGCATACAGGTGTTTCATAGGCAATAAAAATTCTCTTTCAGGGTCATTAGGTAAGTGCGCCCTCATTAGTAGACATTCTCCGTCTACGACACTGTATATTCGCTTGATAGGGTATAAATCATAACTACAAACTAATACAGGGTCTTTCGCTACAGGCTGACCATCTTCGTCATAAGTTATTGGTGGTTGATAATATATGCCACCATTCTCACCATATTTAAATGGACCTAAATCTTTTGGTATACCAACTAATTTATTACTTTGTACTGCTGGTAAATTTTCTACTGGTTTTGCTTCTTTAAACTGTTTGCCAAAATATAATGGGTTAGTTATCTTTCCTTTGTGAGGGCATCCATCACATATACCTTTTTGTAGTTTGTCAAAGGTTTCACAAGAATGTGGTTTATCTTGCGTTTCGTTGGCTTTAAATTCTGTATCTTGGTATGAATAACCTTTATGGTCTTCTGATATTAAGTGTATAGCTGTATCTCTATCATCACACTGTTGTGCTATGGATAGTATAGAGAACCAATCATCATAACCTACATCATTAGGATTAGTTTCTAGTATGCGCTTGATATGCGCACAGCCTTTACCATGCAAACTCTTTTCAGCTATGGTTGTGAAGTTTGCTTTGAAGTTATCTAGTTTTAATAGTTTCTTTTGGTCTTCACTTAGTGGGCTTTTGGCTTGTTTAAGTATAGAATCTAGTGAAGGTTGTGCTTCACCTAATATATTTTTAAATGTTTCTAAGTTATAACTAAATACTTCTGTTAATAATTTTGCTTCTTTGGGTGGATTAGATTTACAGTTGTAGGTATCAGGTGCCCGCATAATACGGGCAGCGTCCTGCATAACTGAGCTATCAACGATTAAACCACTATCTACACAGAAATTATAAAACTTGTCTGCATAAGGAGCCCACTCTTCTATTGTCATGTCTTCCTCTAAGGGCCAGTAACCGTGTATACCGTTACCAGAATCTAGTTTGACAACAGGCGGTAGTCCTGTCTTTACTACAAACTCATCTAATGCTTTCTCTGCTGATGCCTTATCTATATAACCTTTACCTTGTTCAGCTTTATCATCACCGACGTCAAGGTCTACAAAGAAACAGCCTCTATATTGTGCATGCTTAGCTGCCCTAGAGTTCCCCCCAAAACTAGAAAGAGCTATGTATATATTTACATTACCTTTTTTAGTTTTTATTTCTTCTATGGTAGGTACTATGTCATCTACGGAAGTAACCCATTCATGATTCATTCCTTTGACTGTAGGACTAGCCCAAGCTACGCAATACTTTTTACCTAGCTTAGGTAATACTTTTTCATAGAACTGTTTTGTCATTTTCGTAGTTACTCATTTTCTCTAATAGACTATGTTCAATATATAGTTTTGCTTGATTAAGCGTTACTACTGGAAGGTCTCCCTTATCTAAATCTCTCTTAACTATATCCATGAACATTACGATTTTATCTCCGTTTCTTAATCTTACTGGTGACCCTCTAAACCAACTATGTAGGGTCATTCTAGAAACACCAAATACTTTTGTTAAATATTTAACAGGAAGATTAGACTTGACGCACAGCTTTGCTAACCGCACGCCAAGTTTATCTTGGTCCTGCCCTTCTAGACCTAGTAAGAATTTCTCACTATAACTTCTAGGCATAATCTCTCCTAATCTTTAGTTGACCATTTCTTAACAATGTCAGAAACGTCATTTACTTTTTCAACTTTAGCCTGTATTTCTTCTCTTTTTACAGGCTCCTCGACAACATCATCCACCGCAACAGGTTCTGGTGTGGTAGTAGAAGGTACTTCGCCTTGTGTATCAGATTGATATACAGTAAGTTTAATAGCACGTTCAGCAGCTTCACTCTTAGCTTGTTTCTGTAAGATGTCCAAGTCACCTTGGTCTACTGCCGCAGCTGGAGAGAATAATAGTTTAGGCGTAGAAGACTTACTATCAAATTGCATACGTGTTACCACGCGACCAGCACTAACGTTGTTATTTGCTAGCATTTGAATGTATGGTCTAAAGGGCCATTTACCATTATCTTCCTTACCAAAAGCTGATGTAGCTGGTAAGACTAATTGCATTACATCACCACTAGGGTCATGTGGTAATACCACGGCTAGTCGCCATGAAAGTCTGCATGCTGAACCTGTACCGCCAGCACCTGAACCTCTTACGCTATGTGGACAAGTGTCACACGTCTTAGCTGGTTTCTCAGGAACTTCTGCGTCGGGTACTCTTGAATCGCTTGACCAGCATGCGGGGCCTGATGTTTCTCCTTCTTTATAAGCTTGTGCATAGAATGTACGAGCTGCCGTATGTGCCATCTTAACAATAATTACATTCATAAAATTGTCTTCAACAACACTGACCTCTTTACCTCCTACGATTTTGCGGAAGTTTTTACCTCTAATAGAGATACGTTTTGCACCGCTCGTCGCTCCGCCGGCAACGGCAAGTGTATCTTCGTCCAGCCCAGTTTGAACTATTGCTGCACTGTTTTGTAAAATATTTGCGAGTTCGTTACTCATATATTGCTCCTTAATTAAGACTTGTTGGTAGGTTTACGGACTACGATTTGAAATTCTCTCATAGTGCTTATACCTGGTGGCAAGCCATCTTCATTGCGATTACTCAAAAACTCTTTAAAGTTTGATTGATGTATACGTTGTTGTAATAGTTCTACAGCTTGATTGTCTAAGACAAATTGCTTGAAGTTATTCCAGTCACTGCACACATAATTTTCTTTAGTAGTTTTAATAATCGTTCCATTTCCAGTACGGATACTATCAGCATTAATCTCGTTACAGGACTCCAACATCACCTGTTCTAGTTGTGCGAGTTCAGCTTTTAGTTCTTGGTCTTTTAGCTGGTACTGTCTAGCTAAATTATCACGTTCATTTCTAATAGTCAAATACGTCTTGACCATTTCGTCCATGTTAACTGCATCATTCATTTTCGAGTTCCTCTCTGTAAAGGTCTACTAATTTTGTATGAGAATCTACCTTACCCTGTAGCATCTTATACATTCTTTTTTCAACATCAGAACCTTGTAGGTGAACCACCGTCATCTTGTTCTTTTGTCCTACCCTATCCATTCTAGCGATACACTGTAAGTAAACTTCTACTGACATAACAGGAGACCAAAACAAAACTACGTTTGCTTGTGTCAATGTTACTCCATGAGAAGCTGACTGAGGTTGTATTACAAGAACTCTAGGTTCTTTCTGAGTTTGAAATCTGTTGATAATGTTTGCTCGTTCTGTAGCTTTAACATCACCGTGTATTAATTCTGTCGTTATATTATTTTTTTCTAGATGCTTAGAAACTAATTCTATTGTGTGTCTATAGGGTACAAACACTAACACTTTATGTTCTGTTTCATTTATTACTTCTACTAATTCATTTAGTCTTGGTTTAATATCAAACTCAACGACTTCTTTATTGTCTGTGTACACCGCACCGCCTGATATTTGTAATAGTTTATTTAGTCCAGCAGCTGCATTAACAGCTGTAACTTGTTCACCCGCAGCTTCAATTAACATCTGGTCTTTAAGTTCTTTATAATATCTCTTAGCCTGGTCAGTTAATGGTATCTCTCTAGTCTGATACATAACATCAGGTAGGTCTAGACATTGGTCTTTTGCAAATCTAATTGCAGGTTGTAATGCTTTGAAGACATGAGTCTTAGCATCGTTTCTAGAATTCCATTTAAATCTAGATATTTGATACATAACCCTATCACGCCACGCATTAGTAAACTTGGGAACCCTATGAGGACATACTAGCTTAGCTAAACCATAAGCATCTAGTGGTGACTGTGATGCTGGTGTACCTGTTAACATCCATAATCTTGTATCAACTGTTAATAATTTATTTAATGTTTTCCATCTACTTGTTGATATAGTTTTGTATGCGTTAGCTTCGTCAACTACAATTAAATCAAATCCACCCTTTTTAATTTCATCACTAACAATATTTACTCCATCATAATTAATAATTACAAATTCATATTCGCCTTCAATAATTTTTTTACGTTTATTAGCTACACCATGACAGACGGCTGAGGTTCTGTGCATACACGTATTAAATATATCGTTCTGCCATGCTGAATACATAATAGACAAAGGACATATAATTAATACACGCTTTACTTCGCCTTGCTTCATAAGATAGTCCGCAGCCCAAAGTACAGAGGAAGTTTTACCTGTACCAGCTTCGTTAAAACAAAACGATTTAGGGTTGATAGATAGAAACTCAGCAGTAACTCGTTGATGGTCAAAAGGTTTATATAAACCTGGCCAATTATAATCTCTAGTGATAGGAGAAGGTAGGGGGTTTTTAAATCTTATTAAAGAATTTAGTTTGGTCATTTCATGAAGACCCCAGTAAACCATAATGTCTACTATGTCTCCACGTCTCTCTACTACTTCACTTTTCTCTATGTTATCTGTTATGTGAGGTATTAATCTCTCAGGTAGAGTAAGTTTTAAAGCAGTGTCATTAATTAATTGCATAATTTATATTACCTTTCTCGTAGCATTAGTAATATAAACTACCTGACAATATATGTCAAGTTATTTTTTAGACTTTTTTCTTTCTCTTTTGCTTGTCTCAGATACAAGCTTACCAGATGAGTTTCGTTTGAATGAACGGTTCTTTGACTTTGACTGTATAGTCACACCGTGAGAGTTCTTACCACCTTTAGATAATGCTTTTTTATGTGCAATATCTTTCCCTTCACGCATATCTGCTTTACCATTACCATTTAAATCCTTACCATTTTTGTCAAGTTTACGACGAGCACGTTGGCGTTCCATTCGATTAGAATGTTCACCTCTTGTTTTTTGTTGTTCGTATTCTTTTTTATAAGGTCTAGGTTTGTTTTTGTATGGCATGTTTTGCTACCCTGTTACACCAATTAATAAAATCATTTACTTCCATGTTGTTTCTAAAGGAATTTACTGCTCTGCATACTAATTGTACGTTGTCTACATTATACCCTTTTTCAGGAATAATTCTATCTATACTTGCGTTAGTCCATATAGTTTTAGAATCTCCTATAACTTTAGTGCATGTCATTTTTACTCCTGACAAAGCACATTTATGGTCTTGTTTTTCTAATAATGTTTTAAGAAATTCAGGTGTAATATTTTTTCTATCTTCTCTGCCATTTATTATCCCTTTAAAATACCACTCCCAACTGCCTTTATTTCTATCATTTGCTCTTCTTCTATAAGCATATTTTTTACATTTAATTGAGCAGTATGTTTTTTCATGTTTGCCCATAATAATTTTTTTATTACATACAGGACAGTTTTCCATATTAACTCCGATTAAACTCACATGTAGCTACTGGGCACCACTTACATAAAGGGGTTGGATTAGCTTGCCAAGTATTATTATCATAAGATGTCTCTAGTCTTTTTAATGGTTGCTCAAACAGTAACCATGACTTATCCATTTCTTTTCGGTGGTAAGTTTCTTCAACGATAGAATTGTGCATTACAAATAATAGGGCGGCTTTTATCTTTTGCACATCAGGAAAGTGTGTGAACACCATGAGAGCCATTAGTCGTAACTGTTTTGGGTCAGGATATTTATTACTTCCTGTTTTATAGTCAACAATAAAAGCATACTCACCATCAACTATAAGTAAATCAGCTATACCTCTTACCCATCTTCTATCTGAATCAAACTCACACGGTTGCTTATCAAATGTTAATGCCATTTCATGTTCGCAATACTTTTCACCTGGAATATCTATTAGTGCATCAACTAATGATTTAAATCTTTGATAGTTTTTAGCTAACTCAACTCCATCTCTTACATAATCTTCTAATGCTTTGTGTACTTCTTTACCATATATTGTTGCGTCTGTATCTTTAAATACATAATTCTTTGCCACACGCATTTCATAATATTTCTTTGGGCAATTAATATATTCTTTTAGACTTGAAAAAGACCATGTAAAATCTGCCATTACTTTCCTCCTCTAGCATATTCATGCCAGCCTTGCATTAAATCTAACAAAAATTGTTTACCTTCACCTAATAATTCTTTGCTTCCGTTAGGATGTAGCTGTTCAACTTTATTTACATAGCATTCTTCGTCGTCAGAATTACCTTCAATTATTAATACTATTACATCTTTTCTTTGGGCTAGGTTTTTTAACATTATACTCTGTCCTGTCGATATTTGTTCGTTTGGTTTCTTCCATTCACCTACAATAAACTTATTATTCTTTTCCATTATCATATCTATGTTAACGGGTAGTTCTCGTGGGTTCGGAAATATTCCTTGCATAAAACCAAAGTCTATATGCTTTGCGTTTGAATTACGCATCGCCGTCATTACCGACCTTGACCTCTGTATTTTTTATATGATGCTTTTACGTTCTTGTTCATTGTACTTGTCTTTGGTCTACGTCCACCTTGCGATGTTCGTTTGTGTAGACTTTCGTGTGCTTTTTCATTCTTAACTATTTTTGCCATTTTTTCTTAGTCCCGTTTCTATTAAAGTAATTGTCATCAAATCTCACTTCTTCTCCTTTTCTTTTGGTTTACCAAAAATTCTTTCAAAGTTTTCTTCAAACTTTTTTCTGTCTGTTGGTCTTTGTTTGCTACCTTTTCCACCATCACTCATTACCAAAATACCTCCATTCTTTTATTACGTCTAACCAGATGTCCTTGTAATGTAATTCTATACTCATTAGGTTTATATTCTTTTAAACTTGCTATTCTATGTAGTGTTGTTCCATCATGACATAACATTTCACCTTCTTTGTACCCTAAATAAATAGGCATATTATCTATCATACAATCTATACCGCCACCTGATTCAGGCAATAATATAGGCACAGTAAAAGTACTTGTATCTTTATTGCCAAGACCTAATGTTTCGTGTGGGTAATCTTCATGCCAATTACCTGAGATAGTTAATAAACTTTTATCTGATGAAAAAATGTGAAACCCTGGATAACATAAATCGTTCGGTAAATATATTCTTTCATGTAACTTATCTTGTAATACATCTAATATATTATTATATAACCCTTTAAAATTAGTATATAAAATTTCATTTATACTTTTTTGTTTCTTTTTATATTCAGGAGTCTTACCATCTAGGTATGCACTTCGACCTAAAGTAAAAAATGGGAACTCATCAGAGCGAGAGACCCACATATCCTGTAATTTAAATATATTAGTTAACACTATATCTTTATTATAATTTAATTTATGCACAGTAAATTTAGCAGTCCCCATAATTTTCTGCATAGTCTCCTTCACAAGCAATAGGTAAGTCTTTACCCCATTCAGGTGGTTTAGACATCTCATTCATAAGAAACTTTAATGCTTCATCTTTTTCTTCTTCGGGTGCAGTACATACAACTGCATCATGAACTGTTAACACAGGTTTATATCTTTCATTAATCTTAATCATCTGTTCACCTATGACAATTCTAGCTAATGCCTGTACTATATTCTCAACTACTGAACCACCCCATATACCTACGCTACCTCGACGAGATTTATACACAAACCTACCTTTAGATTCCGATGTATCCCAGTGCAACTCAGGATAGTAAATATATAATCCGTTTGGTAGTCGTAACCCTTTTTCTGTAACTAATACACAATCATGATTGCCTAAATAGTATGGCTCTTTGTCTCCCCATGATGCTATATCTGCGAGTGCTTGGTCACATTCTTTCCATAAATCTATAACTTTATGATTAACTTCTCTATAAATTCTAACTAAGTTTTTACATTCATCATCCGACAGTTTAGCACCTGGTGGAGAAGTTTCAAGCGTGTGTTGTAGTTTTTGCCACCCTGTCCCATATCCTAATCCTAGTGTACAAGTCTTACCAACAAATCTTTCAGTCTTGTTTCTTTTATCTATCTTTTTATTATAAACAACACTAGCAAAGTTGGAGTATACATCTTCGTGGTTTCTAAACTGTTGAACAACATCTTCTTGTCCCGCTAACCATACAAGTATCCTAGCCTCAATCTGTGACGAGTCTACATTCATAATGACCTGACCTTTTGGTGGTAGGATTGCGTTCTTCAATGCTTTCTTTTTTATGTCACGGCTTGGTAAGTTTTGGAAGTTAACTTTATCTAGTCCCGCCCATCTACCTGTATGGGCACCGTAGTATTTAAGTGGAATAGGTAACAGGCCCTCGTTACGAAATGCAATGTCTAAGAATCTCTCTATCCTTGACTCTTCGATTGTAGACTTAGTACCTAACCTTACTGCACATAGTTCTTGTATAAATGAGTCTTCATGTTCAGTCAACTCAATAAACCCTACATCATTCTTAGCTAGTGCGTAGGTTTCTTTGCCTGTGGTTGGACTAATTTTTAATGGGGGTTCAACTCCTAACTCCATTAACAACTCAGCAAACTGTTTATTACTTGCTAGTTTCTTACGAACATCTTCTTCTGTCTCGCACTCTAATCTTTTCATAAGACCAGCTAGCAAATTAGTTTTCTCTTCTTTTACTTCTTCAAGTCTAGTCACCAACAGTCCATCATCAAGTCTTAGCGTTGGTTCTATAAACATGCGAAGTGTAATGTCTATCAGTTTTAATTCTTCTAGGGGAAAGTCATGCGACAAGGTTATAAATAGTTTATGTGTTAAGTCTACGTCGTTCCTACAATACGCTCCGTAGTCTCGTAGTTCGTGGTCTTTGAAGTCTTCTAAGCGTTTACCTTTAGCATCCAGAACCTCTGTACCTTTTTGTCCTAAATTATATCTTTCAGCGAGAGCTTTGAGAGAACCGCCCGCATTGATACCATGTATAGCACGAGCCATAGACAACGTATCCAAGTATGCGAAAGGAGTTTGGTTGAATACCCATTTTAGAATCGCTCCGTCAAACATTGTATTATGACAAAGCAACATTGATTCTTTCCAGTTAATTTTAGCTAGCACCTCTTGTAGTTCTTCGTGCGAACCTGTGTGCCATTCAACTGAACCATTATCAACTTTTAGTGCGAACCCAATGACCTGAAACTGTTCGTCTTTTATGTATTCTTCTGTTGTTAATCTAGATAGACTAAACCCTGTATCATAAAACGTCTCGAAGTCGAGCGTTACTATATTCATTAGTGTATTTTCTTTCTGTCTTCTATATACTTTTCTAAATTATAAAACATGTTCTCTATATCTTCACGACTAGACATTTTAGGTATAATAATTCCCGCTGGTCCGTCTTCGTCCTCGTATACTTCTACTCCACAAGCTTCACATGCTTCTCTCAATATATCTGCATCTATCGGTTCTTTATTTTTCATTTTTGCTCTCTTTCTCTGCTTTGCAGTATCCATGTGCATCCATTGTAAACCCACACCACCATTTTTTATCTGAGTAATACTTGGCAGGGTTTTTACACCGATTACATTTATTTCCCAAAGTTTTTAGTACCATACGCTTCTCGTAGTGTTCTTGGTGTTAATTGAGGTGTATTATCGGGTTGAAAAAAACGATAACCTTGCTTAAGATTCTTTTCCCATATTTTTAATGTTTTTTTGCTGACGTTCATACTCTCTCCTATCTTTCTTAATTTGTCTAATTCTTTCTTTTCGTTCTTCATTTGTTAGATACATCCAGTTAGATAAATCTTCGTAAGTTCTAAAACAACTAATACATCTCGGTTCACCATCTATCTCTTCATATCGACATATACTTGTACATGGGCTAACTATACCTTTGGTGTTCATCTCTACACTCCACACTACACCAACGACGTTTATCGTGTACGGGTTCACCACACCATAGACACAGTCCTGTATCGTTCTCACTTACTTTAGTATCAATAGTTCTCATTGTTGCATCTAGAGACTTTTGTACTTGTTCATTTGCTATATCTACTTCATCACTCATTACATTAAACACTCACCATATTCTTTTAATAATCTACTCATTTGTTCTGCCTTTGTTTCTTGTTTTTCTTTAGGTAACTCTATTATCTTACAGTCAGGTTTGTCTTCTGTAAACCATTCAGCGTCATGTTTTGACCTAAACTTTCTAAGTGGTTCACCTTCATAATCAACTACAATAAATCTTTGTGGGTAATGTGACATAACCATCTCCTATTTATATCTTTAGTCTATGAATCCTACTTCCTTTTATTTTAAATTGTTTTAATATTGATTTTGGTCTAAGTAACTCTTGGAGTAAACATTTATCAACTTTAATAAACCCAATTCTCTTTGACATTTCTGTTTGCACTATTGACCCAATATCAAGTAGTTCTTTAATTATCGGCTCTATAAATTTTTTGTCAATATTGACTCCATACCATATTTGGTATAGGGTTTTTGGGGAATCATACGATAAGATATTGTTTATTATATGACTTTTTAATTCCTCGTGCGTATACTCTATTTTATTTTTTGTTATATACTTTTTCATTTTAGTTCCTTTCGTTTAGCAATCTCGACGATACTTAGCACTCTCGCTAAATAAGATACCAGTTCCTAGTCCTCACAGTTACCGCCAACACAAAACTTTCCGTTAAGAATTTCTTTAGCCAAGTCATCGCTGACCATCTTGCGTTCCTCTTCTTCAATCTCGTGTTCTAAGTGTTCAATAAATGCTTTGTTTTTAATCAACACATTTAATTCATCGATGATGTTTTGTGCTTCCTCTGCATGTTCATCACCAATACTATGTTTATTTAAAACTTCCACATGGTTCTCAAGAAGTCTTTTCACTCGCATAAAAATATCATCACTCATGGCTTTTCTCCTTTAAATAATCTTCAAGTTCTTTTGCATACCAAATTATTTTACCTACATCATTAATCATATCTTCGTCATGTCCTTTGTATCCCAGACGTGTGATATATTTAATTATTGTTCCACGCAAATATCCTATGTATTCTTCTGTGGTTAATTTTGACCTAATTACTTTTATAGTTTCAATCCCTCTTTTATAATGCGGGGGATGGTTTACGATATCTACTTCTGACATATTACTCTCCTAAGTTAAATGATTGTTTATCAGTTATGAATAGTTCTAACATTGGCATGTTATTCTCATCAATGACAAGTGACATTCCACCAGCCAGTGTGATGTCATTAAGATGTTTTAATTGAAGTTTGGTAGGTTTATTACCATTTGCTTTACACTCAATACCTATGAATTTACCATTGTAACATGCGACTATATCAGGGACTCCGCTTGCACCATAACCGCCTGTTGCGGGCATGAAATGATAGCAACCTATTCTATCTAAAACTTTTCTAACTTGTATTTTAACTTTTTTCTCGGGGGTCATGATTTGCTTGGCGGGTTTTCTCGTCGGTTAATCCAACCAACTCTATTAGATTATCAATCGGTAACACAACAGTATAGTTACTGTCGGATACTCTCCATGCGGTTTCTTCTTCACCATTCTCGTTGAATATAAAGAAGTGGTAAGGCTCTACATTTTCATCAGGTATTCTATTAATATATAAGGCATTTGCAAAAGTAAGTTTGGATTTGATATAGGAAGGTAGGGTGTCCTGTGTGAACACCCTTTTGAAATTTCTTAGAAGGTATACGACATACTCTCCATCATCGGTATGCCGTATGGGGACTTGAAAGTAAGTAAATAAATTTGGATGCGGTTCGGGTTCCAATCCCTCGTAAATCATATATTCCTATTCTAGGTTTAAGAAAGCTAACTCAGTATAACCAAGACTATTGTCTCTAATCTCATTAGTTAATATTCCTAAATCTTCATTATAACTATTTGAATTACCCCAATTAGAGTCAACAAAATAATTATTTCTAATAGTTAAGTTATCTTTCCTAGCAAACTCAGGTAAAACAACTTTCCACATAGTTAGTAAACCTTTTAAACTATCATAGCTCGGTAATTTTTCTATGATATTAGATACTTTTATATCAGATAACATTTTCATGGTAGATTCATTTCCATTTACTGCGTTATCTATTTTCATATCATACTCATAATACATATTTAAATGTTTCATATAACCTAATACTTTAATCGGTTTATCAAACACACATAACTTATCTCTTATGCCTGACTCAATATCTTGCTCTCTTTGTAGAATTTTGTCAAGTGTCTCGTCAATAGTTTTTTGGATTTGTCCTGAAGTATCTACATCCATACCTTTTGCTTTTTGAAGTATCACTCCCAACACACTACCTCTAAGACTTATATTATTAAGTTCAGACATTATGCCATCTACATCTACGACATGTTTAATATATTTATTTTTTATAGCCCAACCATCATCTCTTTTAAATATATCAGTAAAAATATTCTCAGGTATCGCTTCCCTATCTTTGATAGCTTTCATCAATGACGACAATTTTTTACTAACTGTTACATGTCTATTACCTCGTTCTTTAATATTCTTAGGCGAACATATACCATACACATCATCATAATAATATATATAATATGATGGCAAATTGTTTCCCGCTTCCATCACGATTGCTCTATACATTGAGTCCTCAGATGTACCTATCCTAGGATTATCATTACCCCAAGACATACCCATGGGGACATATCCCATGATTTTATGTTTGTATTTAGCATTTAATTCTTCTGCTAAAGTAAATGCCTTGTTATGTATCATATGAGACATTTCTCCATCACTGACGTCTGCCATGACTGGGTGTATTAAATCTTGATACTTATTAATATAATTATTCATCATTATCCCTTTCTAATTTCAATTTTACGATGACTTGTTTTATGTTTACCATTTATACCATCTACAACGTCCTCTATCATAGCGTCGTTAACATAGTATAATTCCTCTTGCATACCCATCTTCATATCTTCTATTATATCGTCAGGTATCTCTTGTATATTTTGCCAATTAGTATTGTAATAGCGACTACCATGTTTCATGCCCGCTACTATAAATGCCTTGACGACATCTCCCGCCAACAGAGACTTAACATCCTCTTTCATATATACACCTGATAGTTTGTCTCGTTCACTTAAGAAGTCATCATATAACATACTCTTAAACCATGGCTTAGCTTTATTGTAGTATGAGTCTAGCTGAGACATAATATCCTTAGTTCTCTTTCTATCTCTCTTGCGGTATACAATCTCAAACTTTTCTACTGCTCTGTTTGTATTGACATCATAGTGAATACCCTTGACTAACAATGTTTGCTCAGTCTTTTTAAACCATTGGTCTTTATGTTTCCTTTCCCATGTTTGATGAGTAAAGCCACCATGTCTTTTACTATTACCAAAATATGACAGTTTAGCCGAACCATCTCCACGATATGTATTCCCACACATACCTGTCATCACAGTAGTTTCACCTTGGTAGTATGAGTCTTTAAGAAACACTGCGGTATCATCAGGATATATAGATACTAAATCCTCTTGGTAAAATCTCAGTGTAAATATAGGCTCACCTGATTGTGTAACATCTGATATATAAAAATCTTTGTAGCCATACCTACGCATATCCCAACCCCAATAGTTTCCAACCCTACCTCTATATGGTCTCTCACTTGCTAACTGTTTTAGTCTTTTGTATTTAACTCTCTCTAACATATCACTCTCCTATACAATCTTTATTTGTCTTAATATAAACAGTGCTAACTGGGTCAGCTTGTTCATACGCTTTACCACTCTTACATATATAATTGATTGGCTCTCCGTTAATATAGTCATCAATCATAGTATAAGTTTCGTTTACATACCACCCTAGTATTGAACCAAAGAAAAATAATACAAACAGTTCAAAGTAATACCAATTACTACGTAGTATGATTAATCTTTTACCTCGTATGTTGGTCATGACTTATCTCCTCCGCTTGAAACTCAGCGTCATATACTTCCCACGCTGATTGTTCTTGTGCTTTTAAAATTGCTTGGTCCTCTGTTTGTGCAAACACTGTAATAGGTTTGCAATACTGCGTTATGTTTACTCTAAATACTTTACTCATCTCTATTCTCTCTTTCTATAAGTATTGATTCAATCTCATGTATGAAACTAATATCTGATATACCTTCATTGACATACTTACTACGAAGTTTAAGTTCATCTAATAGTTTCTCTAGTTTTTCGGTCTTCCAAT